ATAGAGGATGAGTTAATATATGCCTTGGATGAACTTAGAGAGCACTGTGGTTTTCCTTTTGTTATCACAAGTGGCTATAGATCACCTGACCATCCTATTGAGCTAGGTAAACAACGACCAGGTACACATGCACAAGGCATAGCAGCGGACATAGCTGTGTCTTCAGGTCTACAAAGGTACACTATAGTAAAGAATGCTATTAAGTTAGGCTTTACTGGTATTGGTGTTGCTGGAGGTTTTGTGCATGTAGACATTAGAGCTACTGATACACCTGTAATGTGGACGTATAGTTAGTGCTTACTAACAGAGAGTACAAGAAGACCTTAGCACAACAAGAGGATCTAAACTGGGACGGAGATCCTGAGTTAGATGCTGAGTATGAGTGTGAAGAAGAAAAAGACTTAGATGAGTTAGTAGTTAAGTATTTCTATGACTGATCTTAACATACAACTACTGGATTGGCAGCAACAAGTATGGGAAGACCCTACTAGATTTAAGATTGTAGCTGCCGGTAGACGTACAGGTAAGTCCAGACTAGCAGCTTGGATGTTAATTGTTAATGCTCTACAGGCAGACAGAGGCCATGTGTTCTATGTAGCTCCAACACAAGGACAGGCCAGAGACATCATGTGGCAAACACTATTGGAACTGGCGCACCCTGTTGTATCTAACGCACACATAAACAACCTACAAATTAAGTTAGTCAACGGTGCAACCATCAGCCTCAAGGGTGCTGACAGACCAGAGACTATGCGTGGTGTGTCACTAAAGTTCCTAGTGATGGACGAGTACGCTGACATGAAGCCTGAAGTCTTTGAGCAGATCCTTAGACCTGCCTTGGCTGACCAGAAGGGTGCTGCACTGTTCATTGGTACACCTATGGGGCGTAATCACTTCTACGACCTGTACAAGTACGCAGAGCTAGAGGACGATGAGTCCTATACTGCATGGCACTTTACAAGTTATGACAATGAGTTGTTAGACCCAGATGAGATTGACCTAGCTAAGAAGTCTATGTCATCCTACGCATTCCGTCAAGAGTTTATGGCATCCTTTGAAGCTAGAGGCTCAGAGATGTTTAAGGAGGAGTGGGTTAAGTTTAGTGAGGATAAACCTGAAGTAGGTGATTATTATATTGCAGCAGACTTGGCAAACTACGTAGACCCTACAGCGTCTTCTAAAAAACAAAATAAAAATAGAGATACAGCTTCTATTGCAATTGTAAAAATAAATGAAGATGGCTGGTATGTTGATAACATTATTTACGGAGTTTGGACAACTCCTGAAACAGCAGCTAAAATCTTTCAAGCTGTTAGAGACTATAAACCAATAGCAGTAGGTATTGAAAGAGGTATTTCTAGAAATGCTATAATGTCTCCTCTACTAGACTTACAAAAACGCTACGGTATGTTTTTTAGAGTAGAAGAACTAACACACGGAAACAAAAAGAAAACAGACAGAATTATGTGGGCCTTACAGGGTAGATTTGAGAATGGTTTTATAACACTAAATAAAGGTGAATGGAACAGTAAATTTTTAGATCAGTTATTCCAGTTCCCTGACCCGTTAACACATGATGATTTAGTTGATTCTCTTGCATATATAGACCAATTAGCTAAAGTAGCTTATCATTATGACTTTGAGATTGATGATCTTGAGGTCTTAGACGCAGTAACAGGATACTAACATGACAACAAGAGCAGGCACTAGAGCTAAAGCACAAAAACCTAAGTCAAGAGTCAATGAAGCCGGTAACTACACCAAACCCACTATGCGTAAGAACCTATTTAATAAAATCAAAGCAGGTACAAAAGGTGGCAAGGCTGGACAATGGTCAGCGAGGAAAGCCCAGATGTTGGCAAAAGAATACAAAGCCAAGGGTGGAGGATACACATAATGGCAAGAGCAGGCACTAGAGCTAGGGCTCAGGGAGCTAAACGTAGAAGTAAAAGTAGCTCGTCAGGCTTAAAAAAACCACAACAGTCTTTAAAAAACTGGACTAAGCAAAAGTGGCGTACAAAGTCAGGTAAGCCTAGCACTCAGGGAGCTAAAGCTACTGGAGAACGCTACTTACCATCAAAAGCAATCAAGTCTTTGTCTGCAAAAGAGTACGCAGCTACTACCAGAAAGAAAAGAAAAGACACCAAGGCTGGTAAACAACACTCATCACAGCCTAAAAAGATAGCAAATAAAACTCGTAGCACAAGGACGGCTTAAAAATTATGGATTACAGTGACAATGACGTTCTGTCTAGCGACGAACACCTAGAAAACTGGGTAATGGCTAAGTGTGACTCGTGGCGAGATCACTATGAGTCCAATTATGCAGAAAGATTTGAAGAATTCTACCGTTTATGGCGTGGAATCTGGGCAGCAGAGGACATGGAGCGCAAAAGTGAGCGTTCACGTATCATTTCACCCGCATTACAGCAGGCTGTAGAGTCCAGCGTAGCAGAAATTGAAGAAGCAACCTTTGGTCGTGGTAAGTATTTTGACATTACTGACGATCTAGGGGACGCAGAAGCACAAGATGTTGTGTATCTACGCACTAAGCTGCATGAGGACTTTGAGAAGACTCAAGTACGCAAGCAAGTAGGCGAATGTCTCATCAACAGTGCTGTGTTTGGTACTGGTGTAGCTGAAGTAGTGCTAGAGGAAGTCAAAGAGATGGCTCCTGCTACACAGCCTATTATGGACGGACAGCTAGAAGCAGTAGGTGTTAATGTAACAGACCGTACAGTAGTTAAACTACGCCCTGTACTGCCACAAAACTTCCTAATTGACCCAGTAGCAACCTCCATACAGGACGCTATAGGCGTTGCTGTGGATGAGTTTGTGCCACGACACAAGGTACAACAGCTACAGGAAGAAGGTGTCTACAGGAGCGTATACGTAGGTCAGGCGGCTAGTGACTACGACCTAGAGCCAGATCAAGACCTAACTAGCTACGATGAAGACAAGGTACGCTTAACCAAATACTACGGTCTTGTTCCTCGTTACTTGCTAGAGATTGGTGAAAAAGAAGCACTGCTTGACGATGACGAAGACATTGCTGATGTTGAACTAGAGGAACCAGAGAACGATGAAGATGCCAGCTATTACGTCGAAGCTATTGTGGTTGTGGCTAATGGAGGCATCCTACTAAAAGCAGAAGCTAACCCATACATGATGCAGGATCGTCCTGTAGTAGCTTTCCCTTGGGATGTAGTTCCCGGTAGGTTCTGGGGACGTGGTGTATGTGAGAAGGGTTACAACAGCCAGAAGGCGCTTGACACGGAGCTTCGTGCCCGTATTGATGCTCTAGCACTGACTGTACACCCAATGATGGCTATGGACGCTACACGCCTTCCTAGAGGCTCTCGTCCAGAAGTACGCCCCGGTAAGATTTTGTTAACCAATGGCGACCCTAAGTCTGTCATCAACCCATTCAACTTTGGTCAAGTAAGCCAGATTACATTTGCACAGGCAGCAGAACTACAGAAGATGGTTCAGATGTCTACAGGTGCCATTGACTCCGCTGGTATTCCCGGCAGTATCAACGGTGACGCTACGGCTGCTGGTATCAGTATGTCCCTTGGTGCAATCATCAAGCGTCACAAGCGTACCTTGATTAACTTCCAACAGTCCTTCTTGATTCCTTTTGTCAAAATGGCTGCTTGTCGTTACATGCAGTTTGATCCAGAGAACTATCCTGTCAAGGACTACAAGTTTAACACTACGTCTACTCTAGGTATCATTGCTCGTGAGTATGAAGTAACACAGCTTGTACAACTGTTGCAAACCATGCCAGCAGAATCTCCACTGTACAACACGTTGATTCAGTCAATCATTGACAATATGAACCTGTCTAACCGTGAAGAACTGATGGCTAAGTTGGCTCAGGCAGAGCAAGCATCACAACCTACTGAAGAACAGCAACAGATGCAACAAGCGGCTGCACAGGCACAGATGGCCTTCCAGCAGTCACAGACAGCAGCACTTAACGGTCAAGCACAGGAGTCTAGTGCTAGAGCGCAAAAGATTGCTGTAGAGACACAGCTTGCACCACAGGAGCTACAGATTGACCAGATCAAGGCAGTCACAGCTAACCTGAAAGCAGGCGACCAAGAGGACAAGGAGTTTGAGCGTCGTATGAAGATTGCTCAGACATTCTTGAAAGAGAAAGAGATTGACCTAAGAAACTCTCCTTCTGCTCCTGCTGCTCAACAACAGCAACCCATGCAACCCCAGCAACCCCAGCAACCCCTTAGACTGCAACAAGGATAAATTGATGGTCGTAACACGTACAGAACTAACTCAGATAGTAGATCAAGTCAACAAAAAGTTTGATGAACTAGAAGCTAAAATTAAAGAGTTAGAGGCAAAGAATGTTAAGAAACTACCGAACAAGAAGGCGGCGTAATGCCTAGTCCACGTAAAGGTAAAGCAAGAGTAAAAGTGACTTCCAGTGGCAAAAAAGTCTCTTACGGTCAGGCAGGTCAAGCTAAAGGCGGTGGCCCTAGAGTAAAGCCGGGAACCAGTAAGGGTGACAGCTACTGTGCTAGGTCGCTAGGTATTAAGAAAAGACTTCCTAAAAAGAAGCAGAATGATCCTAACACACCTAACAACTTATCACGTAAGCGTTGGAAATGTTCTGGCGCAAAATCAAGGAGAAAGTAAAATGCCAATGGTAGGCGGAAAGAAGTACAGTTACACCCCTAAAGGTAGAGCAGCAGCAGCTAAAGCTAAAAAGCGTCAAAACATGAAGCCTCGTGCAACAGGTGGACGTAGGGGCCGCTGACGGTGATTGCAGAGATAAGTGCAATTGTTGCTGGTGTCAATGCTGCTACGTCTGCTATTAAGCGTGTAGCTGAGACTACCAACGACATCTCAAGTATCTCTGCTTTCTTATCTACTCTTGGAGGTGCAGAGGTAGAGTTAGCTAGAGCGCAGAATGAAGGCGGACTATCTGAAGGAGATGCTGTCAAAGCTGCACTAGCTAAAAAACAAATACAAGAGACTATGAAGGAGATTAAAGATCTCTTCACAGTCAGCGGTAACGGACAACTTTATCAAGAGGCCATGCTTGCAATGGCTGAAGCTAGGAAGGCTAAACAACTAGAGTTAGCTA